GTAGTAGTTACTCCTAAATCACCTATTGATAATTCAAATTTGTCTGTTTCCATTATGGTTTATTTGGTTCTACTATATCGTTAAATTGTGTTTGTGGGTCTTCTCTGCCTGATATTCCATAAGGAACCATTTGTTGTTTTATTACTTCAGAGTAATTACAAACTTTCATTTTTCCATCTTCTACATAACTTACTACTGGGTCTTGTAAGCGATGATAACCATATAATTTATCTTTAATCTCAACATTGGCATCTAGTAAATTAGACCTTAATGCAATAGAAACATCTATTTTTTGTTCCATGCACTTAGCCAGCCAAAACTCACAACAAGCCCTCCCCATTTCTGCAAAATAAACTAATTTTTTATAAGTAAAATCAGCTCCATACATTGCAACAGAACCAACTTTATTCCAGTAAGCAAATGCTATTGCATAAGCTACTGTGTTATTTAAATACCCACACTCTGTATCTCTTACTACTGACTCTATAGGATATAGTTCAATACTAGGAACTCTTTCATCTAATTCTACAGAATAAATAGGACAAGTTAATTGAGGCAAGACTCTTCTTAGTAATTCTGTTTGATTGCCCGCATCATCGGTATCAAAGAATCTAGTCATTGGGTCCATTGCAAAAACTCTGTCAGGATTAGGTATAACTCCTGCCATTGCATTTATAGCCCAAACTTCATCGTATTGTTTGCTATGTGCTGTAGCTATATGAAAGTCTAATTGACTTTCTCCCATAGCAAGAATTGCTATATTTTTACCTTTTAGGTCTTTTATTGGTTTCTTTAACATTATCTGCTCCTTAATGTTTTATGTTACTGGTACTTGAAAACTCCCTTCTCTGTAAGTATCGGTTGTATTTCTTCCTTCACCCAATACTTTTAATCTTCCTAATGCGTCTTGGTATCTTTGATTGTATAGATTCATCATCTCAGGTTCGCCCTTCATATAAGTATAACCTTCCAACAAACAACCATACAATAAAGCATTAGTTGCATTCGTAGATAACCATGTAGTTCCACTATCTGCACCTGCCGTTATAGAAGCAGGTCTATAAAAATAATGAAGTTCTGCGGTATAGTCAGCATCCGGAGTGGGTCCAACTATAAAAGTATCATCGTCAAAAAGTGCATAGTGTTTAGGTGCAGCTTTTGTAGTTGTTGTAGGATAAGCTTCTCTTATAAAGCTTACATCAGTCCGTATTAAATAATTATAAGTATTAGAACTTATAGTTGCTACAGAAAAAGAATCCATAAAATCACTAGGAGTAGCAAGATATTGATTGCCGTCTGTTAAGCTCCCTTGTACGTTTTTCCTAAATACAGGTAAACGTATCATTTTTAATATTCTTTCTTCAGCTTGTTTAATTATTGTAGGTAAATCAGTAACAAAGTTTGTTTCTGTATTTTGTAAATAATCTTTAATAGCTGTTTGTAATTCTGCGTATGTCATAATTAACTCGTTGTAACTGTTAATGTTCCAATTTTACCGAACATATCTAAACCAAGCGTAGAAGAACCATATTCAGTTAACCCTCCTCCTATTGGATTCCAAGCTGAAAATCTTCTACTTGCAGCTAAACTATTGTCCGGTCTAGGGTTAAGTAAAGCTTGACGATCATCTGTAGGATATTTTCCTACTTGTAATTGAGGCTGATCTATATCAAAGCATTCTGGACAAACTCTATAGCCAGTTCTCTTCTGATCATAGATTTCAAATCTTAAATCATTGTATGGATATTCAAAGTTACAGCGATCACAATACGCTATAGCTTTGCTTCCAGAAGAATAGTTACCCATTAGTTATGACCAATAAAAGGAACAAAACGTGCAGAAGTCTTTTCTCTATCTTCAGAAGCAGCTAATTGCCATTGTTCTTCATATAGTCCTTTTAATGCAATAACTCTCTCTGGTTGTTCTGCGTGTTTAATAGATAAATAATAAGCTAATCCAGCAGTTGCACATGGCAAAAATCTTGCTGGTAAATCTAAAGTATTAGATGCAGGAGCACCTACGTCTTCGATTCTAGCTATTCTATAATAAAATAAAGTATAAGTTTCCGCACTATCTGGGACAGGATATAAATGGACAACAGGGGCTGCTTGTTGTCTATCTATATAGATTTGAATTGGTGTGCCTTGAGATAATTTATTTGGAATTGCTGCATAGGTAGACACAGAAATACGATTCAAACGTGAATCGCTTTGTGTGCTTGTATTGCCAGAGTCTGTTCTAATAAAATATTCAATTAAATCAATAGTATCGGCTGGCATAGTATAACTACCTGTTCCAGCAGTAAGCGTTTGTGTTCCGCTTTCTACTGTCCATAAATTAATACCACGATTTGCCCACTCAAGAAACATGGTATTTAAGGAGCGTCTAGCACTCCTTAAATGATACCCAGAACGCATTTCTACTCCAGCCATATCATAGGCTTCTTCTGCTAGTTCTGTAAAATCAGGATTGAATGTAGCTGTTCCGCTTGTAGCCATCTACACTCTTCCCCCGAATTTCTTTTTAACTAATGATTGATAATCCAAAGGTTTAACTGTTTTTCCTCCTTTATATCCTTTATTAGTCATTTTTTTCCCAGTTTTTTCCGCATACTTTTTTGCTGCTTTTTTACCAGCATCTGTATAGGAAAAATGCTTATCACCAACTTTAGGCATAATAATCCCCTTTAATAGTGTTTATGTGCCCAAATCATTACGCTATAAGTATCGCCACTTGTATGATCATTTGTTGTTAACAATAAATCACCATTGACTCCACTGCCAGCGTTGTTTGGCACACCTGATTTTCCTTCATTTCCCATAGAAAAATCCCAAGTATCTGACCAGTCTTTAGGTGCTTGGCAAATAAATATATTGGAAGTTGCGTTCCAATATAATGAAAAGCCCATACCTATATTACTAAACCAGATACGTTGAATTGATACACGGCTACAGGCAGCTCCTGTAGTTGGATTAGAATTTAATGCAGAAACATCAACTTTAGCGACAGCACTTTCACCTGTGCCATCACTAATGTTGGTAAACTTCATTATTAAATTCTTACCACCGTCTTCTATGGTTTGACTTGTTACTGCGTCAGCCATTATTTACTCCTTACTCAAATGGAGTTGCTAATGTACCGTCACCGTGTAAGTAAGCTTCACAATGCCATACTGCTGCTGATGTAGCTACTAAACGAATTACTCCGCCTACTAACCAGCCTTGTGCTGCTGTACCTAAGTCAATAGTGTCATCATTACTTGCATCAGGGATGAAAGTATTAGTATCTCCGGCAGTTGCTGGATCAAATATCTGAGCAAAACCTGAGAATAAATCACTGGTATTGTCAGTATTAATTTGTCCTGCACCTGTAAAAGTTGTACCAACTATAAAAGTATAGTTTAGACCTGCTGCTGCGGTAGGTAGTGTTACTACAATACCGGCTGCTCTATTTAAAGTAAAAACAGTTCCTGAATCAGTTGATTCTACGCTTTTTGTTGCTGTTGTAATACTGCTGACGTTAGAATAAGAAGAAACATAACCTGTTGTGGTTATATTTCCGCTTGTATCTACATCTAAATTGGTAGTAATAGCACCAGTAGTTGAATTTTTACTGATTTGCTCAAAACCACCTTCGGACCTGACCGGTCCACTAAAAGTTGAATTTGCCATAATTAAGTCTCCTTAATAAATTTATCGTCTTGGCGAGTCTGCTAGGTCAGTCGATAAATAAGATAAATACCCTAGATTATAAACAGAAAAAAGGGCGATAGAATTAACTATCGCCCATTTATTCTTAGCTACTACCCGGTGATCCGTAGATTCCCATGTAGTCACTTACTCCAAAGGAGTAACGTTCTCTAGCCTTATAGCGAACATTTCCGGTATCAAAATCACCGTCCATAGACGTTTCTAAAGACGTTCTTTGGAAGTGTTTCATTCCATTTGGAACATCAGTAATAACGAACCATGCGTTAGTATCTGTTAAATAATGATTAACAAAATACCCTTCTGGTATAGCTCCGTTATTTTTGATAGCGTTAATGTCGTTATCAGACGTTGAAACTCTGCCAGTTGTCTCTAAAAGACGAGTAGCAGTAAATTGCAACGCTGTAGGTATGATTAAACGCTTTGGTTTAGCAGCAACTAAAAGTCCACGCTCATCTTTAAATCCAGCAATATCAATTACTGCATTCTCTAATGAAGTTTCATTAAGGTCACTTGCTGTAGAAGGACGGTTACTATTTTTACCACCATCTACCAAAGGGTGTCCATCACCACCTGTTACACCATCACCGTCAGCAGTAAATAAATTTACTCCATCTCCGGATTGATAAGAGTTTGTGAATCCATTGTTTAATGGATTTACAGCTTTTACCTGTTTAGTGTAAGACATTGCTCTAGCTAGTGCTTTTGTGTATCTAGCAGAAAGAGAATCATAAAGATTATCTTCCATTGCTTCTTCCGTGATACTAAAGCCCATAGCTATAGTTTCGTGATTATAACGAGCAGTGTAAGTTTCTTGTGCTGAATCATAACTGATTGCAGAACCTTCATTCTTAACTGGTGCAGCGTCAAATCCACTTAACTTTACTTCTTCCTCGAAAGAACGATCAGAATTTTCAGTTTCGTAGATTGCAGCGTGCTCATCGTCATAAGACGTATATTCATCGCCAAAGAGTGCATTCAATCCCGGAAGCAGCTCTTTAAGCATTTGTGCTCTTGAAATAGCCATTTTTTATACTCCCTTAAATACCTGTGGTATTTGAATATTGATGCCCTGCGTTAAATTTAACGATAACATCTGTGTAAGAATCACCAACGGAGCTATCAGGACCATCAACAAAGTCGATGATTCTAAGTGGAAGCGTAGCTGTAGTTGCTGCGATAGTTGAACTATCGACTGCATTTTTGCTACGTCCAATGCTCGTTGAACCTGCGGTTTGAACAATCGCTACATTATTACCTATAGCTGTTTGAGCTAAAGAGGCGTCACCTTGCATTTTTAATAAAACGTTAGGATCGTCCAATACATAAGCTTTAATATCACTAGCTACCGTTGAAGCTGGATAATATTGTGAATATGTAGGTTGATTTGTAGTCGGATCAGTATAAGAACATCCCATAAAAACACCTGTAGGTGTTAATGAAGTAGTTCCTGTATCTTTTTCTATAGTTCCGGCAGCGACTGTTTTTACGAAGTCACCGTAGAATATAGCGGTGCCATAATTACTGGCTATCTTTAAGTGTCTAACTTTTCCTGTAAAGGAACCGCTTGCACTCAGAGTACCAATAGGTTCTGCACCTGAAGGAGTTGCCGTTGCTGACATATCTTTTCTCCGATTAAATTAAATAAAGCATAATTAAATATTAATTATTGCCACCAAATTTAACCTTCGTAGACCTTTCTGGGTTTAACAGAGGCATACGAGGGTCATTTTCTCGTAGATAATTTCTATCGACACCTTCCATTTGGTTTTGAGCCTGTTCTTGATAATACCTTGCCCTAGCATCCATATCTTTTTTAGGTGCTTTACATAAAAGTAAACCGCCTATTTCTATGTTGCCTTTTTTTGCAAACTCCGATCCATAATCAGATTGAATTTTTAATTCAGGATGATCTTCAGATAACACGGGTTCCCAACCTTCACGAAAACGTGAAGACACATTAATGTTGTCGGATTCTCCGAGTATTTGAGTTCTCACCCATCTAAAAACCCAACCATCTTTAGGGGATGGAGTAGGTAATAAAGATTGAGGTACAAAGCTATCAGATGGACGATAATCGTCTTTTCTTTCATCTACTTCTCTAGGTGCACGCTTATCGACTACAGATTCTTCTGTGTCGTTTTCATATATATCAGACATTAAATTTTCTCCTTAATGAGTTCTTTAGCATATCTTTCTGGACTAAGCCCAAGTCGCTTTGCGAGAGCAACTTGAGTTGAAGTTAACTGTACTTTGCGGGGTTTGCTACCGTTGTTTCGAGTAGATGGAGCAACCACCGATTGTGTATTTCTGGATGTCACAGTTTCAACGATTTCATCGTTGTCTTCATTAGATTTATCCATCCCGAAATAATCAGGGAAACGGAGTCGCATTCGCTTATCCACTTCCTCATAATACTTATCTGACTGTGGCAATATGCCCTCTTTGGTAATTAGGGTGTCATGTATTCCTAACGCCAAAGCAGTCATTTCTTTTTGGTCTTCTGAACCAAACCATGTGTTCTCTTTAAGCCACGATACTGATTTTTGATCAATAGGCGGAGCCGTCTGAGGCAATGGTTGTTGCTGTTGAACGTTTTGCTGCATAGGCACTTGCTGTCCTTGTGCTTTTTGCCTTGCAAAATGATCGTCTGCAACTTTTAATTCTTGTTGAGCCTTAAGCATTTCTTGAGTTGCATTTGTCAACTCATCAGCATCACCAGATTCATAAGCCTTCTTATGAGTTTCTTTGGCTTGCAATAACTGAGATTCAGCTTTTGCTTTAACTTGTGACATTAAAGCACTTTCACCTCGTTGAACTAATGCCTGCAATCTTCTGTTTTCTTCTGCTTGTTGTTTAGCAAAGTTAACAGATTCATCACGCAAACGTTCTGCTGCTTCTTTGGCTCTTCTTTCTTCGTGCCATTCGTATTTAAGTTTATTAATACGTTTTTTAACACGGTCATCAACATCGTCAATTTCTTTTTCTAAATCAGCTTGATCAGCTTCTTTTTGATTGTCTGAACGTGCCGTTTTTCGGTCTTGTTCAGGTCGGTCATCAACGATTTCTACATCAAAATCTGTTTCTTCCTCTTTATCAGAAATAACAGTATTTTTAATACCTAAGAACTTTTCTTCATTAGAAGAAGGTTCTTCTTGAACAATTTCCTTTTCTGGTAATTCAAATTGTTCTTCTGCAAACTCTTCGTTTGTACTCATGCTTTTACCACTCCTCTTGGGTCTTCAACAACAGCTTCTACACTGTCGTCATTGATTAATCGAAATTCTTTTCCATGCACTAAGAATCTTGTGCCTGAATAAGAACGCATTATTATCCAATCGCCTTCCTTACAATAAGCACCGTTTGGAAAACGTTTCTCATCTTGGTAAGCATCTGGACCTAACTTCATTACAAATCCACATATAGAGCCAACAGATTCTCTTTCTACAAGAGAAGCAGCTTTTATAATACCGCCTTCTGTTTTTTCTTCTGCTTCAGGTAATGCTATTAATATTCGATAACCAGAGGGTTCTGGTAGTTGTTTCGCTACTGATTCTTCTTCTGTTAAATCAGATTTTTTTGTTTTTATGTCCTCTACGGCTTTCATAGTTTCCTTTTATTGCACTGGTTAAGGACCAGAGACCTTTGCATCATTATGATGTTAATCTTCTCCTCTTTCTAATAGATCAAGGAGATCGCGTTCTGCTAAAGCTAAACCGGCTATGATTCCACACATATACCTGTATTCACTAAAGTCTTTGCAGCTTCCCCCAACTAAAGCATCAGAATGGTCATTCATTTGCTCTCTCATCATTTTTCGTAATGCGTCAGGAAAATTTTCTGTACTTAAAGGTTGCATTATTTATCTTTGCTTGGCTTATCTTTATGCAGTATATCTTGTGCTATTTCTTTACCTATTTTAGCACCTTCTATTTTTTCTTTACTGCTTGTATCTGCCTGATCAGTTGCCATTTTTGCAGATATATTAGCACTTGTTATTCTTTCTTGAGAAGCTAAACGTTCTAATTCAGTTGCAGCAGTAACTTTAGATTTTTGTAAATCAGCAGCAATTTTCTGTGCATCTGATTGCATTTTAGCCTTAACTTGAGATTCTCTAATATCTAACTCACGATCACGCTGTTGAATAACAGGGTCTTCAAGTTTTTCTTGAATCTCTTTCTGTCTTTCTTCTGCTATATCTTTATGTAAAACTCGCTGTGCTGCTTCCGAAACCAACTGAGACAATCTTAACTCTATATCTTCTGGTAATGGTTCCTCTGGAGGTGGTAACGGCACACCGAGCTGTTCTTCTATTTCTTTACGATATTGGAAAGCAATATGTTCTGTGACGTGCTCTGCAAATGCACCTAAAATAGCGTTTGCATTAGGGCTTTGACCAATCATTTGTTTTATTTTAGGATCATCTGCCATAGCCATGTGCGTCATAATATGTGCTTCATGGTCTTGGTACATAAATGCTTTAACAGGCTTCTCATTAAGCATATTCATATTTTCAGATACCGGATTAGTAGGATCAATATCTTCATCTAACGGAACAATACTCTCTGGATCACGAATACCTAGTGTTTCAAGCATTTGTCTATGCAATTCAGGCATATTATACATTTGAGGTGCTTGTTGAGCGAGTTGTAAAGCAGCCTGATACTGCATAATTCGTTGTGCAGTAGTAGAAGCATTTGGATCAGATACTGGAATTACATCTATTCTGTCGTCAAAGTCTTCTGGAAGCAATTCTTGACCTTCTGTAGCGTAAGGATACTCTGTGGGACCAAAATCTCTGACTATTCCTGAAAGAATCCTCAATTCTTTCTTCATTGAAGCATGAATCCTAGCTTGAACAGACCCCATAACCTTCATAGAACGCTCTAAAATGGCTAAAGTAGTGCCTACAGGAGCCTGATTGTTCATATCAGCCACTTTCATGTCTGCTACGGACGCAAATCTTCTTCCTTCTTCTACTAAATTGTCTAATAATTGATATAAAACGTTTGAAGGTTCTTTATAGGGTAAAAAAGTTATATTATCTCTTATTGCACCGCCCGGAACATCAACATCTCTAAACTCTCCCGGCATTATTGGAGTATCATCACCCTTAATCCTAAGACCTCTAGCCTTTAAACCGCCCGGTAGGTTGGAAAGCGTACCAGCATCTACTAATTGTCTAAGTAAACTTGTCGCAGATTTTGCAATACCACCAATTAAATGTATAAGACCAAAGCCATAAAAGCCTAGACCCGGCAAATATTGGTAGTGAACAAAATGCTGTCGAGACATCTTCTGCTCGTCTTCTTCATACCAGTTTCTGCGAATAGATAGAATCTTACGAGAAGACAAATCTACGGTAACAATATAGGGTAACGCGATGCCAGTAGGCTCTCCGTCCTTTAAATCAGGGAAATCTTCTAAATCTAGGTCAACCATCATCTCTAATAGAGTATGTCGTTGATCATAGTCGTAACTTGTGCTATCTCCTGTTAATTGATTGTATTTTTCTTTAATATCACTTAAATCAGGAGTTGGTGTATCTAACTCTATATCTCTATAAAAGCCATTTACTTGCAATTTTCTTACCTCATTAGAGGTTTTCTTCATTATGTGCGTAGCACGTTCGCAAGTTGTTAGATCAGCAGCACCGTAACTAACCACAAAATCTTCTGCCGGAACAAACATTGAACACGGTCTGTTCATATTAGGATCAAAATAAACTTTTCTAAAGGCAGAACCAGCTAAAGGCAGATTAAACAGTAATTTTTCTGTCTCACTGCGATACTCACTCATCTTATCTGTTAATAAGTAGTTAAGATAATCCTTAACACGACTAGCTTGTTGTTCCTTTTCAGTAGTTACTGTTCCTACTACTTGAGTTCTTACGGGTCCTTTAGGTGGAAACACTTCCGTTATAGCTTGTGCCTGAAATCTAACGACAGCTTCTGTTAAAACAGGGTGAGAAACACCGCAAGCACCGTCAAAAGGAATGCTTCTGTCTTCTATCTTAAGACCTAATTGATCTAAGCCTTTAATATAAGTCTCTTCCCAATCTGATCTTGACTCTCTATCGCTCTTATAATTAGAAACCAATTCAGAAGCTAACTCATCAAGTTGTTCTTCTGATACAAACTCCGCTAAATTGTCATTAAAATCATTAGTAAAATCAACAGCATCAGGATCGAAGTCTATTATTAGACCTCCATCTTCTGTTCCAATAGCCACTTCTTCTGGATTTGTTACCAAAATCTCTAGTGGGCTATCTTCTACGATAGCTTCTGGTGTTTGTAACGGTTTCTCTGCCATTTAATTACCTAGATTTTTTTCTTCTAATAACTTTGGGTTTCTTTTTAGAACTTTTAGTAGGTGCTTTACCTCCTACCCAAGCTTCATTAACGTCTTTTGTTGACTTATCATCTCCAACATACGTTCCTTTTTTAGTTCTAGCTCTAACAACCTTTTTTTTGGTTTTAACAGGCTCTGCTTTAACAGCTTCTCTGCTTTCTGTTAGAAGTTCTTCTATTTGTTTAGCTTGTTTAGTAACTTTATCAGATACGTTATTAGCCTTTTCTATTGTTTTCCTTTCAAAAAACGTAGATATTTTTTCCCAAAAACTCATATATGCTCCTTAATAATATTCTACCCTTGTTCCAATAAACTCTTCGTCTTCTTCATCCGAGTATAATGGAACAAATCCACCTTGACGAAATCTCAACAACGCTTGCGTTGAAGCATCTACCAAGTCATCGTGCTCTCCACTAGGAAAAGCAGCAAATTCTTCTATAACTTCCTCTGAGAATCTCTTCTCTGGTGCCCACACCACACCTGATGCAAATAGATCAGCTACAGCGTTAACTCTTGCTACCTTATCATTTCCACGACTAGGTGTATATTCTGATACAGGTATTCCCATTTGTCTTAATTCAAAGATAAGAGGCATTCCAGCAGCTTTACCCTCAACTATAAAAGCATCCGGTTGCCATTCTTTCCAATGATCAAATGCTTTCTTTTTCAGTTCAGGAAACTCCATTCGATCTTTAATGGCATCTAATAAAATAATATTAGGTTGCACTATTCCGGTTCCTTCATCTTCTTTATAAAAGACACCCCAAGTTGTGCAAGCTGAATAGTCGGCACGTTGGGTCTTTAAAAAAGCCGTGTCCCAACTTTGAATTATAAATTCACATTGAGGCGG